ATCACCTGATACTACATTGTCAATCCATTTAGATGTAGCTGTGTCATAGAATAATACAGAGCCATCTGCAGGACTTGTAATATTAACATCTGTTAATTCTGATAATTCATTTGCTGTAGAAACTGCAGAGTCAACATAAGTTTTAATTGCTTTTGCTGAAGCTAAAGTATTATCTGTAGCTGATACAGTTGTTAAGTCTGTGTCTAATACACCACTAGCAAAATCTGCAACTTCTAAATTAGTAATACTGTTTCCAGTTCCATTTGCATTAAATGTTTTATTTGTAAATGTTAAAGTATCAGAAGCAATATTTGCATCTTGAGCATCTACATAAGTTTTAATTGATTTAGCTGAAGCAAGAGTATCATCACTTGCAGATACAGTTGTTAAATCGGTATCTAATACACCACTAGCAAAATCAGCTACTTCAAGATTAGTAATACTGTTACCAGTACCATTAGCATTAAATGTTTTATTTGTAAGAGTATCTGTAGTTGCACGACCTACTAGAGTATCTGTTGAGGTAGGTAAAGTTAAAGTTCCAGTATTTACTATAGAAGATATTACTGGAGTAGTTAAAGTTTTATTAGTAAGTATTTGTGTTCCTGTTAAAGTTGCTACTGTTCCATCAATATTAAATGTAACATTTTGTCCTGAACCAACAGTATCAATACCTGTACCACCAGTTAATGTAAAGATTTGAGAATCTAAATCAACTGATAAAGCTCCACCTGTGTCTGCTTGAAAATCTAAATCAGCTACAGTTGCAACTGCATCAACATATGTTTTAATTGCTTTCGCACTTGCTAAGGTATCATCACTTGCTGATACTGAAGTTAAATCTGTATCAACACTTGTAATAGCTGTAGCTGTACCAATGACTAATGCATCTAAGTTTACTGTACCATCAAAGTATGCATTTTTAAATTCTAAAGCAGCAGTTCCTAAATCAATATCATTATCTGTAGATGGAACAATTGCACCATCTTGAATTTTAAATTGTTCTGTAGATACACCTGCTACATCTATATAAAATTCTAAATTATCATTTGTTGAATCAACTAAAATTTTATTTAAAGGAGTAGTTATTCCTGCATCACCTATTAAACCAATAACTGGACCTTCTTGAGCAGTACCATCATGCTTATGTCCTGTTGCATTATTAAAAGCAGCTAGTAATTGATTGTATTCATTATTAAATAATAATGCCGTTATTACATCACCGTCAACTAATGAACTCTGTCTAGTATATCCTGCCATATTTTATCTTCTTCCTCCTGGTATGAATGAAACAAAAAATCCGTTAACTGAATAAGGAGAATTAGTATCATCACTAAAAAATTTAAAGTTATTAGAAAACCCACTTCCAGTTACTATAACACTTTTACTAGGTAAATCTACTGCTCCAAAGATAGCTGTTCCAAATACTGCTGAACCAAATAAAGATGAAGCACTTAATTGTCCTACTGAAAAACTTCCTGGCTGAGGAACTTCACTAGAATTAAAATCGTATTTTATATTTAAAAGTAAATCGTTTTGAGTACCTTCAGGTTCAATATTAACTTTTACTTTATATAAACTTTTTCTTAAACCGTTATCACCATAGTCCATGTCTGGTGTTTGAAACTCTGCTTGTACATTTGCACCATCAAAACTATTTCCAGTATCATGTCTGTAAACATAACCTGTATCATCTGTATGAAATAATACTTCTGTACCTGCTGAATTTATATCTGAAGTACAAAATTCTACTGGTAGTCCTTTTGTTTGACTCCATTCAAATGCAGGAATGCCATCAGCATTAAATTTAAATGTGCCTATAATTCCTTTTTGTCCAGAACTAGCTTGACCAGATTGATAATAGAATAATCGGTACTGACTTCGTTCTCTAATAACCATACTTGATATAGTATAGTTAGCAAGGTTATTTATTAATTCATTAATTAAAGGTAAGATTTTTCTACTGATAGAACCTAATTCAACGTCATCAATTCTAGCTGTACCTGCAACTGTTCGTAATCCATCAGGAGCTAAGAAGATTAAATCTCCACCTATCTCTTGAATAGAGTTGCCACTTACACAACCTATATTTTTAGTTACTGACTTAATTATAGGGTCAGAATCAAGGTTTGTCAACTCATAAATACTGTTTTTACAAAATATAACTAAGCTGTTTCTAAAAACTTTAATACCTGTTACTACATCTCCAACATCTATTGACCCTGCTGAAGCTCCTGTAAAATCCCAAGGCTGTAATCTATTACTATAATAAACAGTACTTGGGTTATCTCTTTGTCCTGATACTATTATTCTTTCAGCATATCTTTCTATTAAAGAACATCCAATAGGAGCATCTTCATTTATATCTTCAAAATGATAAGTACCATCTTCATGTATATAAAACTCACCTATTTTATTATATCCATCTACAAAATATAAAGCACCATTAACACTATGAATAGCTTCAAAGTTTACAAACTTAACATTAGTTTGATTAGTTCTAGGAATTGTTGTACGACTAGCTAAAAGACTTGGGTCAATACCACCAATAGCATAAGTTAAATTATTTTGTGTATTAGGAGTAATAGCATTTCTACTTAATGTTAATTGAGTATTACTTTGAATAGAAAGTACTTTATAAATATAAGGTGTAGCAGTATTAATTTTAATATCATCACCAACAAGAAAAGATGTTAAAAAAGTTGTACCTACTCCAGTTAAGGTAGGTGAACCTGCACTAATAGAAACTGTTCCTGGTCCTGTTGTAAAAGTATCTTTATTTATTTGAACGTAAGAAGTACCTGTAGTACTAAAATATACATTAGTTCCTTGAGCAACAACTACTCCATCTGCATATCCAATTAAACCTTGAATACTATCTAAAGCAGAACCTGAAGGAATAACAGCACTTGTTGTTCCCCATTTTTCATAACCACTTATTCTTCTATAACCACCTGTAGTAGCTGATTCAAAATTTTGTAATTTAGTTGCAGCACCTGGACTTCTAAATAAAGCATGTGAACTTGAAATTAAATCCAAGCCACCTTGTACAGTAATGGAAGCTCCTTGAGTTGGCATTAATTATCCTTTAAATAAATATTCGTCTATCGTCTTCTACACTTGTAGGCTGAGGTGCATTTAACTGTTCAATCATTCTGTCTAAACTTTTTTGATATTCAGTTAAAGCTAATTGTGTTTGTGAAATATTATCTTTGAATTGATAAATGTAATATCTTGCTCTAGCTAATAGAACAGGTTTATATTGTTCTGGAAACAAAATTACATCTGTATCATTTACTAAAGCTGAAGGTCTATTATATGCATAGAAATAAATTCTATAAACACCATCTGGTATTGGTGATAAACCAAAATGTCTATTATCTTCACTTCTTAAAACTCTTTGCGGTACTCCATATAAAGGAGTTGCTTTTGAACTATCTCTTTCTTCACCTTCAGAATAAAAATCACTCCAAGTATCTAAAGATACAAAAGGTAAATTTTTAATAAGGTAAGGTTCTGTTTTACCAGCTACTCCTTCTTCTGATAATGAAAATTTATCCCATACTACATTTGAAAAATCTGTATCAACTCCTGATGAACCTGCTTTTAATAGATACCATCTTTGTCCTGCTACAGTTTCAACATAAGTATTACCATTGTAATTACCTTGTGTTGCTGAACTAGATAACCAAGACCATGTATCTTGAGCATCTACAATATCAAAGTATGCTCTATTAACACAGTTAGCTACAAATTTTTGAATAGCTATTGCTCCAGCAACAGTTGTTAATTCAGGTTCATTAATCTCAACAAGTAATTCGTTAGTTAATGATAAATAATTTTTAGCCATATATTAACAGTTCCATGCTCTTAGTGATTTATTAATTCTTGAGTTAGGGTCATTAGCAGTTTTTTTAGAAGTAAGTTTTTTCTTCATGCCTTTCATTCTAGCACAGAAAGAAGCTCTTCTTTTATTACCTACGACCTTACTAGGTGCTTTAAGATTTCTTTTCTTACCTGTCTTTGTACGACCTTTATTATAAGATGCTCTACCTTTTTCATTTAATCCACCTTCAGGATTTTTTCCTTCTTTACGAGTCCATGCAGGTGAAGACATTATACCCATAGTAATTCTTTATTTCTTTTTAGATTTTTTTATAACAATAATCATAGAGTCGTTTTTCTTTTTAGAATGTGCTTTACCACCACAACTCATTTTAACTGGCTTCTTTTTATTTTTATACATTGTAATCCTTTACTTTTTTTTAATTTTTTTAATAACACCTTTATTAGCAGAAGCATAAAAAACTTGTTTACCTTTTTCTGCACCATAACTTTTTTTCATGGAAGACATTATTTTTTTACCTTTTTTATTTAATGGCATATAAATATTTTATATTAGAATTTAATGATTGGGGATATTGCTACCCCCAACCACATTGTATTAACTATTTGGTATAGTTAGTATTAGTCTGCAACGTAGATTATTTTTCCTACGATTTCAGGTCTTAATACTTTTCTACCCCAAACCATTAACCCTCTAACGATGTCAGAGAAAGTATTAACATCTCTAACTGTTTCTACTTTGTTCATCGCACTTGCAGAAGATACTGCAGAGATTTGACCGAATAAAGCTTCAGGTGCAGTTGCTGAACCAGCAGGTGTAGCACCAGATAAGTCGTTAGTTGGTAAGTTGTTAGATTTGTACATTTGGAAACCTCTTAGTAATCCAGATGCTACTAAACCATTTCTGATTGAACCTTGACCAGCATTAAAGTCTACTGATAAAAGTTTAGAAGATGTGTTAGCTAGTTCGTTGTACCATTCAGGTGCAGCGACAAACCATCTACCTTCTTCAGGTGCATTAGCTTCATCTAATTCTTTAGCAGCTAATGACATTTGGTTTAGAGGGTCAACTTCTCCACTACCAAATCCAATATCAATTGGAGTTGAAGTAGTTCCCATTCCTGTAGTTACAGTTGCACCTGCAGAAATAGCTGCTAGGATGTTTGCATCCATTGCATCTCTTAAAGCATATGCAGCATTGTCTGAAGCTACAGCTTGGAAGTTAACGTGAGAGAATCTCTTCTCTAAGTCATCAATCTTAAATGAAAAAGATTTAGCTTGGTCAATAGTAAGAACAAGTTCTTGGTCAGTTAAGTTAGTTGAAGTTACAGCTAGACCTCTAGTGTAATCTGCAACTGAGATTTGAGGTTCTTTGATGATGTTTACTGTATCACCAAAGCTTGATATTTCGCCCATATAATCTGTGTTACAGATTGCTTCTGCAACAGCAGCTTTTCTAAGAGCTATTTGTACTTTTTTGGAATAGACTTCAGGAATAAAGAAACCATTTGTTTGTCCTGCTACACCTAATCCAAAGTTATAAGTTGAACCACCTGCGAATTTTGCCATAGTAGTTATCTCCTTTGTGTTTATTGGTTAATAAAAAATAGATAGAATTAATCTATAATTCTACCTTCTCGTTGAGCTTTTACAATTTCTTTTTCGTATTGCATAAACTCATCGTCTGACATCCTAGCGATATCAGAACGTCTGAAAAACTTTTCTTTACCTTCTGGTATCTGAGCCTGTTCATTAGTTTTAACTAATAGGTCAGCACCTTCTTGCTTAGAATTGTTCTTCTTAGTTTTTTTATCTAAACCAAGTCCTCGGTCCTTCTTATACAAGTCAATTGCTCTTGCAGCAAGTTTACCATCAGAATTATTTTCATATATCCATTTTTTAATTTCCATTGGTTGAGCATC